CATGGTGATCGCGGCAAGGGCTGGTTGGCGCCGCGGCATGAGGTGGACACGGTTGTTCGTCAGGTGTTCGACCGCTATCGGGTGGTGTGGTTCGGTGTGGATCCGTCGCCGGCTCGTGATGACGAGAATGAGGCGTTGTATTGGGCGGAGAGCATCGATTCGTGGCATCGCGATTTTCATCGGAAGGTGAAGTTGTGGGCTACGCCTGGCGCGCAGGGCCATTCGGTGAAGTTCGATATGCGGTTGTCTGAGCGTGGCGGTAAGGACCGGAACCGGGCGTTCACGGAGCAGGCCGAGTTGACGCAGCGTGCGATCGATGAGGACGGCTCGTTGATGCATGACGGTGATCCGGGTTTGCGTGCTCATACGCATAACGCGAAGCGTCGTCCGAATCAGTGGGGGATGACGTTGGGTAAGGAGAACCGTGATTCGCGCCGCCTGGTGGATTTGGCGGTGTGCATGGTTGGTGCTTTGTTGGGTCGCCGGTTGGCGTTGAACAGCACGAAGGTTCGTGCGGGTTCTCGTGGTAGAGGAAAGGTTGTGGTGATGTGACTGCTCCTGCGCTGATCCGCAGCGATCTTCTTGCTGGCGATGAGGCCGATTTGGTGCGTCACTTGTTCGAGCGTCTGGGGAAGTTGCGGATGCAGAACGAGTTGAAGGAGTCGTACTACACGGGCACCCAGTTCGTGAAGCAGCTGGGGATTGCGATTCCGCCTCAGATGCAGAGTGTGCGCACGGTGTCGGGTTGGGCTGGTACGACGGTCGATGTGCTCGAGGAGCGTCTCGATTGGCAGGGCTGGATCGAAACTGACGCCGATTTCGGGTTGTCGGAGATCTATCGGGCGAACGATCTGGATGTGGATTCTGGGCCGGGGCATTTGGATGCGCTGGTGCATGGGATTGCGTTCGCGATTGTGGGTTCGGGCGCTGAGGGTGAGCCGTCGCCGTTGGTGACGGTGGAGTCCCCTAAGGATGTGACGGGCGTGTATTCGCCGCGGACTCGTCTGTTGTCGTCGGCGATCAAGCAGTGGGTCGACGAGGATGGTCGGACGCTCGCTGCGACGCTGTACACACCCAATGAGACGGTGCGTATCGAGCGCGCTTCTGATGGCGCAGCCTGGCATGTCACTGATCGTGACGAGCATCGGTTGGGTCGTGTCCCGGTGGCGCGGATCGTGAATCGGCCTCGTGCCGGCGCGATGAGTGGCCGGTCGGAGATCACGGAGGCGGTGCGCTACTACACCGACAACGCGGTGCGGACGATGCTGGCGATGGAAGTGAACCGCGAGTTCTATACGTCTCCGCAACGGTATGTGCTTGGCGCCGACGAGGATGCGTTTGTCGATCAGTCGGGTAATCCGGTTCCGGGTTGGCAGACGATCATGGGTCGTGTCCTGGGGTTGGGGCGCGACGAGGACGGGAATGTGCCTGAGGTTGGGCAGTTCCCGCAGTCGACGCAAGGTCCGTATGTGGAGACGGTGCGGTTGATGGCTCAGCAGTTGGCTGCTGAGGCCGGTATTCCGTCGACGTATTTGGGTATTGCGACGGATCAGGCGTCGTCTGCTGATGCGATCAAGGCTCTCGAGGCGCGGTTGGTGAAGCGTGCGGAGCGCCGGCAGGTTGTGTTCGGTAAGGCGTGGCTCGAGGTTGCCCGGTTGTGTTTGCTGGTGCGTGATGGTGTTGTTCCGCCTGAGTTTGCGTCGGTGTCGACGAAGTGGCGGGATGCGTCGACTCCGACACGTTCGGCTGCGGCTGATGAGGCGTTGAAGTATGCGTCGGCTGGGATTGTGCCGGTGGAGTCGTCGGTGTTGTTGGATCGGGCGGGGTTCTCTCCGTCTGAGCAACTGCAGATCGCGGCGGATCGACGTCGGGCGAACACCCAGTTGGTGATGCAGAACTTGGCGAATGCTGCGAGCAATGTGGATTCGGAGGCCCAGCAGTTGGCGGCGAGGCGTGTCGATGCTGACTCCGAGTGAGCGGCAGAAGGTCCTTGAGCAGTTGCACACGTTGGCTACGGGTGATGTTGTGCGGCTGTGGAGGTCTGCGTCGGGTGCTGATTTGGATTCGCGGGCGTTCCGGGCGTTGATTGTGGAGGCGTACCCGGAGATTGCGTCTCAGTATGCGTCGGTGGCCGCGGATTTGGCGACGGAGTGGTACAACGCGTCGGCGCCGGAGTTGGCGTATCAGGCTTCTCCGGCGGCTGCAGCCCCGGTGGAGCAGTATGCGGCGAATGCACGGTATGCGCTGACGGTTCCCGGGCCGGCGGCGTTGAGCCAGCTGTCGGGGGCGCTGCAGCGTGCTGTGTGGAACGGTGCTCGTGACACCATCGAAGAGAATGTGGTGTCCGAGGGTGGTTCTCGGTGGGCGCGGTATGCGTCCGCGACAGCGTGTGCGTTCTGCCGGGTGATGTCGAGCCGCGGTGCTGTGTATTCGTCGATGGAGGCTGCGACGAGCGTTGTGGGCCGCGGTAAGGAAATGTCGGCGTCGGATCGTCGTGCGCGTGCCCGTGGCGAGAATCGCGACGATCGACACCGGTTCATTGCTGGAGGCCGGCGCACGCGTGGCACTCGGGAGTTGCGGAGCAGCTACCACAATTCGTGCCGTTGTATCTCTGTGGAGGTCCGCCCGGGCCGCACTTACGAGCCGCCGTCGTACACGGAGCAATGGCATCAGGACTACGTCGATGCGTCCCGCGCTGCATCTCCGGGTGCCGGCGCCGGGAATTTGAAGGACATTCTGTCTCACATGCGCGCCAATACGTCGGCGCGCCGATAAATCTTCCCGCATCAGCGGGGCTACGCCCACATCCAGCGGTCAATGGGTGGTTTTTGATGCCGACGGGCTTACGGAAAGGGAACGAACATGAGCGAGAGTGCCGCGCCGTCTCAGCCGGACACGTCTGCCGAGACGCAGACTCCGTCTGAGGGTTCAAAGTCGGAGTTCGCGCCGATCACCTCCCAGGAGGAGTTCGAGGCACGACTCGCGAGGCGGCTGGAACGAGAACGATCGAAGTTCTCGGACTACGACGATCTCAAGACGCGGGCTGCGAAGCTCGACGAGATCGAGCAGGCCAACAAAACCGAGTTGGAGCGTGAACGGGAGCAGCGTGAAGCGCTCGCCCGCGAGAACGAGTCCCTCAAGCTCGGCAAACTCCGATCGGACATTGCGGCCGAGAAGGGTGTTCCCGCCGCGCTGTTGAGCGGTTCGACGAAAGAAGAAATCGAAGCGGCAGCAGACGCGCTCATCGAGTTCCGAGCCGAGGCTACGAAGCCTCGATCCCCTAAGCCGGACCCGTCGCAGGGTCGCGGTGACAACAACACTCAAAGCAGTGACTGGCTGCGCGACAGCCTGTCCCGCTAACCCCCGAGAGGAACAATCATGGCTGGTTTTGCCAACGTTCTCGGTCGGGCCGACCTCACCGATGTGCAGGTCCCCGATCAGGTCATCAACGAAGTCATTCAGGAAGCCCCGTCGCAGTCGGCGCTTCTGTCCCGTGCACGGACCATCCGCATGTCGTCGAAGAAGACGAAGCAGCCGGTTCTTGCTTCGCTGCCCGACGCCTACTGGGTGGACGGCGATACCGGTCTGAAGCAGACCACCAAGAGCGACTGGAAGAACGTCGTGATGACAGCTGAGGAACTTGCTGTCATCGTGCCGATCCCTGACGCGGTGGTCGCGGACTCCGGTCTGCCGCTGTGGGACATGGTCAAGCCGCTGCTCGTCGAGGCGATCGGCAAGAAGGTCGACTCTGCTGCGATCTTCGGCAACGACAAGCCGGCGTCGTGGGCAACTGCTCTCGTTCCCGGTGCGATCGCTGCCGGCAACGTCGTCGAGGCTGGCACTCATGCTGACATCGGCGCCGATGTTGCTGCCCTCGCCGGCCTGGTCGGTGACGACGGCTTCTCCGTCAACGGTTTCGCATCGCGTCCCGGTCTGCAGTGGCAGCTCGTCGGCCTGCGCAACCAGCAGGGTGCGAGCATCTACACCCCCGGGCAGGGACTCGCGGGCAGCCAGCCCAGCGGCCTCTACGGCTACCCGCTCAACGAGGTCACGAACGGCTCGTGGGATTCGGACGCCGCGACTCTGATCGCCGCGGACTGGTCGAAGGTCATCGTCGGTATCCGCCAGGACGTCACGTTCGATCTGTTCTCCGAGGGTGTGCTGTCGGACGCGGACGGCAAGGTCATCCTGAACCTGATGCAGCAGGACTCGAAGGCTCTTCGTGTCGTGTTCCGTGTCGGTTTCCAGGTTGCGAATCCGCTGACGCGTCTCAATGGCACTGAGGCTTCCCGCTACCCCGCGGGTGTGCTCACGCCGGCCGCACCGTAACGAGAGGGGTTCCGTCATGAAGATGGTTTCCCCGCAGGGTGAAACTCTGGATATTCCGGGTCCTGGTGCGCGTGCATTGGAAGCGTTGGGGTGGGAGCGAGTCGACGGGCCGCCTGCTGAGCCGAAGCGTCGGGGTCCGTCGCGGCGTAAGGCTTCGGACACTGACGAGGAGGAGTGATCGATGGCCGCAGTGCATTTGACTCTTGATGATCTGTTGCCGTTCGCTCCGGGTATTGATCCGGGTAAGGCGATGGTGATGATCGAGGATGCTATCGCTACTGCGGCCCTCATCGCTCCGTGCATCGTCGAGGACAG